TATCTTGAGGAATCTTATCTAGCTCCCACAATGTTGTACCTTCTTCTGTAACATTAGCAAACAACATTCCTAATTCTAATGTCTTAGGCATGTAGCTTCGTAATGCTAGTTCTGCTTCGTAATTGTACATTATATACTTATTAGTTCTTCTTGTTCTACGTGTACAGCAATAGGTGGTGCAGTTTCAAGTTTCCTGAACCTGAATGTACCAAATGCTGGTTCCATATGTCTACCAATCAATTTGAAGTATCTTGGAGGATTTGTTATTTCCTCCAATCTAACCCCAACAACAAAATCAGAGTCAACAATATCTCTAATAGTATATTGCTGACCCTGTTTCACCCAATTAGGAACATCTCTACGTAACTCTTCCACTGTATGAATAGCCATTGAGCTATCTATGCATACTACTTTATCACCTACGTTGAACATGTTTATCTACAATATTGAGTTCCTACTCTATAAATGTTTGTTTGATTACCATTCACAGTATGAGTTGTTTCACGATACGTGCAGTTGTTTAATACTACAAATGATGTGAATGTACTTACAGGTGTTGGAGAACCAACAGGATTCACCACATTGAATGATGAGCACATAGTCACTCTTCCACAATTACAGTTTGTTGATGATGAGCCATTGTTGTCATCATCGTTGTTTGAACATGCCATAGCAATAATTGCTAAAGAGCACAATAATAGTTTTTTCATAAATTAAGTATTTTAGTTAGCAAAAATAAAAATAATGTAACTATAAACAACATACCACAAATTTTAATTGCTGTAGTTATTACAAAGTTTAATTCTTTCTTATTATGTGGTTTCATGATTGTAAGGTAATTCGTTAATATCTGTTACTCTCTTGATTCTAAAATTTAACTTATAGAAGTTCTTTAATGCATGCATTATTGTTCTTCCTTCGATGATGTGCTCACAATCTGTGGCTACATCATTACTCTCAATCCAGAATATAATTTTATACTTCCTCATTTTGTGGTAGTTTAAATTTTACATTAATTGCTTTCACTAATTCATTAAAGTCCTCTAATGATAAACTCTTAGGCTTAGTGATGTATAACAAATGGATTGAATTCCCTTCATTATTTATACCATAGATGATCTTCGCACTCGTCGAAATCCTCACTTTCTTTATTCTTTTGAATATACTCATAGCTAAAATAAAAGGGCCCTATTGCTAGAGCCCAATTACAAACAAACTAATTAATTAAAACTTACTGTACTCCCATTTATATCCTCCTGCACTAAACTGTTTATTTTTACAACATTTAGAAACTGAAGTAGTGTGAATTCCTAAAACTCTATAAACTTCAGCAAGAGATATAAATTGTTGGATATAATTTCCTTCCAAATCTAATTGGTTAACAGCTTTTCTAAATTTTACTCCTAAATTTTGTCTATTTTCAATATCCTTATATTTTTCTTTTAATGATTCAGATATCTTTTTTCCAAAATCTGGTCTTACTCTACCTTTTAATGTTTTTCTAATTTTGTCACGAGTTTCTGCAGAATGTTCTCTTCCTTTATTTGAAGATGAAATCTTACCACATGTATCTTGTGTATGTTTTTTACCAGTTCTTGATTTTTTTATCTTATCTTTTATTTCAGATGATAATATTTTTAAATTTTCATCTGTACCTGTGAGAAGACAATTTAAACCACTATTTAAAACATCAAAATGATCTTGCCAATATCGTTCTTTGATATTGAGATCTTCTAGTGAACATGTTTCCAGAATTTCAAAAACATGATTGTCTATACCATGTTTTAAAAATGATCTGTAAAGTTTAATTTGTTTAGAAACGCTATGTTGTAGCTTTTTATACTGTTCAAATCTTTTTTCAATATTTGAACTCTGACCAATGTAAACCCTTTGAGAAGGATTTGTAATTTTATATATTCCAATCATAATTATAAAAATGTTTATACAAATATAATGATATAAAATCACAAATCCAAACTCTTAGGGCAACTAATAACCCAAACTCTCAAGAATGATTGAATCTGCTTCAACAAATACAATTCCTCCTGAAATATTGTAAAGAAACCATAATCTTATATTGTTTGCCAACATTTTGAAATGTACAAAGTCTGCTGGTTTTAATTCTATTGTTCTCATGATATAGATTTTAATAGTTTTTTGAATTCATCTTGGTCCTGTGTAGATAGTTTAAACTTATCTCTGTGTACTTTCAAACTTGACATGAATTGATCATGATCATAGCTTACACATAAATTGATGAAGTTAACAAAACTAGAAATAAATAGCTTGTTACTTTGTCTATCCACTCTAGGAACTATCTTAAGAGCATCAGTTACACAATTAAGAAGATAAACTGCACGTTTCTCATCATCTATTGTAAACTCACCTCTTTTAATTGTTCTTGATATTACCCAATTACCACCTGAAGGTGCAGAACAAGTATTGTTCATCAATACATCAGCTAATTGATTAAGTTCAATATCATATGTATTGAAATACTTATTTAACTTGATGTAGTCTTTGTTTACATTAGCCCATACATTGATGTAATCTTTCATACTCCATGATTTAGAACTAGCATTTAACAACGCTAAATGTTCTGCAAGATCAACAGCATCTGTAATTTCAATTTCTTTATATGGAATATCCCATCCCATTCTCATAAGAGCATGATACAAATGTTGTCCATCAATAATGTAATTTGTTGGTGTACCACTGACAAAATCAATGTTTGCAACTACAACTGGTCTAACAACACCCATCTTTTCTAATGATGATGCTAATTTGGTTACATGAGCAGGTGTAATAGGTCTATTGATACCTGCTAACATTGAAAACCCTTTACTGCCTGTAATATTTAATGTCTTTACAGTGAGACCTTTTTTCACTTTTTTCATGTGTTCTAAGTTTTAAATTTGTGTTCTTTGTTTGTTCAACGCATGTGCGTTCACTCATCATGTTTTAGCACCCTCATACCAAATCCCTATGCATCACTACATTTCCTGATAAGAGTAGGGTCAAGCTGAGAACTCATTTGTGTTGTTAGCGTTTATATTTGCTACTCCTACATTCCTTTCTCAAGGGAACAACACATCATACATTACTGCATGCATCTTTATGTAAAACCACGCCACTTTGGCTAACTTTTTACAAAGCATCAATGTTTAGGCTATTAACTTCTATCAGATTATAAGTTCTGACGCTTTACACAGCTTAGTTATTGCGATATAGATGTACGAACATCTATTATCTTTTGAGATATTATATTGTAGCCTTTTGTATATACAACTTCAATAATCAATCTTCTGGACTTTATAGCTGTTAGTTTATCTGTTGAACCAACAAGCGTTCCTTTCAAGATTCTTCTTCGCATGATGTATTTGCTTTGAATTCTTGTACATCTTCTAATGATCTAGCGTTATCTCCTTCTAGATTATGTTTAGCAATTTCTATTGCCATATTCACTCTATCAAGAACATCACTAGTGTATTCTCCCTTTGAACAATCAAATACAAATGTTTGATTATCATTCAATACAATTTCTATCACAGGTGTAGCCCAAACGCTTCCTGTTATACCTGCAACAAGAATATCATCATATACATCAAACAACTCTGTTAGTGTTTCATATTTATCTGATGATTCGTTGTAACGTTGTTGTTGATATTCATCTTGCCTCTCTTCACAGTTATCAAGAATATCTTTCACATACTTACCATTGTCCCAAATTGCTTCAGAACAATTTGACCAATCTTCTTGCACACCTAGTGTAGCATATTTCAACATACCAAGATCATCAAACTGTTTGATAATCTGTTTTGCTAGCTTAAAGTCAAATAATTTCATACTAATGCTATATTAATTAGAATTTTATATTTGCTAATGTCATACCAATCATTATTGGAAGTGTAATAGGTGCAAGAACTAATGTTGCCCAACCTTTTATTGTCACTTCATCAATAGTGTTGTAATATTCAATCATCATACCCACTTCAATTAGGTATGCAAGGATAATGTATAATATCATAATGTTGTTTGTTTTAAATGTCGTCTGCTTGATCTTCGAATAACTTATCCCATTCTTCTGGTGTTACTCCTGATATAATGAATTCTCTCAAATCTGCTGATAAATCAGGAAACGCATTTTGTGCATGCGTTCCTGACTTATGTGCAGCTAATTGTTCTTCTGTAACAGGCAAATCTAATGTGCGTGTTATCTTTGTAATGATTGATGTACGTGTAACTAACATAATCAATATCCCATTAATTTGGTTAGTATATTCTCATCAAACACTTTCACCAATGTTCTTTCATCTTTTGTAGACAATCTAGAAAGACTACTAATTACATTTATTCTGTCATATGTAATATCTTCACCATATACAGCCTGAACCTTTTCTCCTATCTGTTTCAATTTATCATAATTGAAAACAGTTATGGGCTCACCATTACAGTCAGCCCATTTACCATTTATAATTCTCATTAGTTATCAAATTTTTCGTTCATATCATAACTAATGATAACACTTGGTATCCAACCAAATATTAATAAGAACATTAATGTTGCACCATTTGTCATACATTCTTTGTACGATAGATCAGATAATAAATATCCAATAAGTCCCATTACACACCATGTAGTGAGAAACGTAGCTATTACAGCTAACATAATTTTTGTTTTAATCATGATTTTAATAGTTTGTGGTTAATGTGTCTGTTTGTTGTTCTGCCATCTCTATTGAAATGAATTTGTATTCTTTATCTGTGCTAGTGAATAATCTCTGAGCACATGATTTGTCTCTGCCTCCTAAAAAGAAAGCCATTGTGAGGATAGTTGTTATCCCCACAATTAAAAATGTTTCTGATTTCATAGTTTAACAATTATTGCTTTCAAATACGTTAAGATCGTGTTCGTTCTTTCTATCCTCATAACATTGTTGACATTCGTAATGCCCATAACATGTACAAGTTAATTCAGGAGATATACTGTATAACATAGCGTTATCAGCATCATCATTAGCAAGTTCACCATTCATTCTAAACTCTTGTCTAGATGAAGATGAAATACTATTAGCTCTCAATATCATCTTGAGAGTATTTCTCAAATGATTTTCATCCATGTAGTCCACATTGATTTGTGTACCACTTTTTGTTGTCCAATAAACAGGTTCTTTCATAAGTTTTAAATTTCATCCTCATCAGGATATTCATCTTCATCAATAAGATTTGTAGGAACGAACTCTTCGTGAACAGTTTCTTCTAAGACATAATATCTTTCTACTTGTTCGTAGTCTAATAAATCATCTAAGAATTTATCTGCATCTTCACGAGTGGTAAACATTTGTCTGTTATATGCTGCATAATAATCATCAGTATAACATTTCCAATAAGCTGTAAATATTTTCATAATGTATATGTATTTAAAAAGGGCTCAATTAAGAGCCCATCATTTCATTGTAAAACACTTCACTATGATAAGCATCAAGTTCTTTATAAGAAGAGAACTCTCTAACACCTCTATCAATAAGATCAGACTTAGTCCAATCAGATATTGTAGAATCGTGGAAATGATCACCTGCATATAATCCATCAATGTATAATGTATTACATACAATACCTATTATCCTTGTTTTAATAAAATCTTCTTTTGCCATAACTATATATGTATTTAAAGGCCCTAATTAAAGAGCCCCTGTTATTTCATTAAGACATTCAAGTTCGTATTCTATATGGTAAACTCTAGAATAATAATCTTCTAATGTAATCTCCCCATTAGATAAGAATACTTCTAATCTATCTAATGCATCTTGTAATGCTTTAATTGTATTGTTTACATTGATTGTCATCATAATGCTATATATATTTTGATGTTTTTTGTTTGTTTGTACTAGTCTATTAACCCTATTTAATACGTGAAGGCTTACACGTTGATACTTTTACACCCTTTCGAACAATAAAATTGTTAAAGAATTCTCAGTAATATCCACTTTTGATTGAAGAATAGTTATTACGCTCCTCGTGAAAAGTTTTGAAAACTGAGAATAATGTAATATATGTACGATTTGGATGTTTATAATACATATATATAAGAAACAATGGGTTAGTACCCCATTGCTTCTTCAAAGGTTGAAACAGTTTGAACAACAGCTTCTTCGATAGTTAAGTCTGCAACATTAACCACGATTTCATTACTACGATCTCTTTGGATAATCCAACGACCTGCTTCATTAAGCTCAATGTTTAAGTTCATCAGTCCATCTTTAGGACGTCTTCCTGAACGTAACTCTTGGGTAACAGTTGTTGAGCAGAATGCTTCTTTAACAACTTCACCTTTGTCATTTCTAAGTTTAACCATAATTCTTTTCTCACCCATAAGGTTTTGATCTAAGAATACTAATGAACCTTTTTTACCTGTAATGTCAATTACTTTTGCCATAACGTTTTGATTTTGATTTGTGCGTGTTTTGTCAAATGGGGACTACCCCAACCACGCAAATTATAGGTGGGGTTTTTGTTGGGATGGGTCTACTCCAGCACATACACGATGGGTATCAAAATTTTGGGAAAAAAGTTTTTTTTTCTTTTACAGCGTTTTTATAACGAAAAAAGTTTTTACCTTTGGTGGGTGGGTGGGGTGTATATAATATTTTGTTGTGTATAAAGATTTTTGTATATCTTTGTTCTTAATAAACCAAATAATATAATGATAGTTCAGAAGTTAAAAAGAAATGTACAGGATGATATAGCTCTTGCTGAGAAGTATTATTCTATTCTTTCAGATGTTAATTCTTTAAATTTAACTACGAGAGAAATACAGTTGATTGCTTTTACAGCTGTGAGAGGTAATATTACGAATGCCAATGTAAGGGAAGAATTTTGTACAAAGCACAATACAACAAACCCTACGATTAACAACATAATTAGTAAGTTGAAAAAGGTTGGAGTGTTTGTTAAGGAGAAGAACATGGTGAAGGTTAATCCTGTTATAGTGTTAGATTTTAATAAGGATGTATTCCTTGCAATAACATTGAAGCATGATGACAAACAAACCTCCTAGTATGTCTATTAAGGAATTTCTTGTTAAGAAGATTGCTATTAATAAGGTGTGTGACAAGATGGTTTCTGAGAAGACGATTGATACAATTATTTCACATCAATTTGATTCTGCCAATGCAGCTACAGCTACAAACAATTCAATTGAGATTTCTGGATTTGGAAAGTTTGTGTTTAATGAGAAACGTGGAGTTAAACAAATGCAGAAATACACAGAGCAGGTTAGCTATTATTCTAAGATGTTATCTTCAGAGCTAACAGATGTAGAAAGAAGAAACGCAGAAATGAGACTAGAGTCTGTTAATAATAATGTCAAAGCTTTAAAACCAAAACTAAATGAGCCTAGCACAAATAATCGAGGGATGGAAGAATAATCTTCTTCCTTCAGAAAAAGAAAAAGAATTGATTCAACAGGTGAGTGATTCAAGGATGATAGTGTGTAACAATTGTGAGCACATTTCTACAAAACACAAATCTGTTAGACCAGATGTACATTGTACAGATTGTGGATGTACATTAGCAGCAAAAACAAAATGTCTCTCTTGTGAATGTCCTTTAAAGAAATGGACAGCCATAGAAAAAAATACATAAGCCATGGAAGCAAACAAAGATTTTAAAGTTACAAAGATTCCTCTAGAGATGTTCATTAATCTCCTTGTTATATTATATGAGGAAGGAGCAAACTTTATTGATCTTTCTGCACAGGTTGATGAAGAAGAAAAACAGGACACAATTAAAATAGCTGTTCAAGAAGATTATTATGATGCTGAAGATGATGATGACGAGGAAGATTCTCCAAGAGCAAAAATTAAACTGTCAGACGATGACATTAACAATTTAATATAATGGCTGCTAGTTTTTATAACCAGAGTTTAAAAGCTTTATCAAAGCTTGATAAACTTTTTCCTTTACAGTCATTAGGGAAACACATTGCTACAGCGATGGATGGGCATTGCATAGAGAACCTTTCTAATAAGGAGTTCTACAATATATTAAATGATTACATTATAGAGCTTGAATCAGGAGTTCCATATTGCGAAGATTTGGAACAGATAATACAAGAGGGCCTCGATTTAAACCATATTCTTGACGAGGAGGAATAACAAAAACTAAATTATGGCAGCGTTAAAGAAAACTACATACATTAATACAGAGCTTGATTGGGCAGAGCAACAACTCTCAAGTTGGAAACAATACGTTGATGCAAATCCTATGCACACATTAGAGGATAGAATCAAGTGGAAAGAAACCAAAGCTGGTGGAGCAATGCCAATGGTTATTGCGAGCATTGAGAGCCAAGGAAAATTTATTCAGGAGACAATGAAAAATTACTTAGCTTTGCTCGAAGTTGTAGACAAGCTACGTGAGAAAGAAGAGGCCAAGAAAGTGGAGACACGAGGTGGTCAAGAACTTGGCTCTATGGCTGAAGACTTCTTAAAAGGAAGACGATAAATGAAACTACATAGTATAGATTATAAGGATTGGTTCATCAATCAGAAACGTATTCCAGATAAAACGTCTGATGAATACAAAGCATTCTTCAACTTCCACAAGGAGTTAAGTATGAATGGCTGTATGATGGATGGACAGTACATCAATCCCTTTCTATATTGGCATCTAAACATCTGGCACACAGAGGTGGATATTATAGATGAATATGGACGTATTAATCAGAAATATGCTAACCCTCTTCTTAGAGATAATGAGTGGTTAGTTACAAATGAAATTGACAGAGCACATAAAGAAAAGAAAGGTTTAGTTATACTAGGTATTAGACGTTTTGCTAAGTCTGTTATTGAGGCAAGTTACATAGGACAAGGTGCTACGTTTGATGAGAACTCACAGAACATTATTGCAGGACTAAATGCTCCTGATATCAAGCTTATTACAGATAAGATTGACAAGGGATTAAACTTCTTACCAGAAGCATGGAGATGGCAGAGGGTAGAAGACAATTGGAAGAACCAAGTGACACTTGGAATTAAAACTAGAGCAGGAGAAAGAATCCCATTTTCTCAGATCCTTATTCGTAACTTAGATGGTGGTAATAATGAGGAAGCTATTGCAGGTACAAAACCTCGTAGACTAATCATTGACGAGATAGGTAAAGGAAGTTTCTTACGAGGACTTCAAGCTGCTACACCTGGATTTACAACACCATTTGGTTGGGGTTGTAGTCCTATTTTGACAGGTACAGGTGGGGACATGAAGATGTTTATGGATGCGAAGAGCTTAATGTTTGACGTAGACAATTTTAATTTTCTTACGTATAATAATGCAAAAGATGATAAGCGTGTACATGGACTTTTCATCTCACACAAATACAGAATGGAAGCCAAAGAGGAAAGCTCTCTTGGTGCATTCTTAGAAAAACCAGAAGGATCTTCTTTACATGAAGTGAAGATGATGGTGTCTAATGAAGAGTTAGCCACAAAGATTACAAATGACAATCTCGAGAAGCTTAAAAAAGCAGGAGATAGAATTGCTTATTTAAAGGAGAAGATGTATTATCCACAAGAGGTAGATGATATATTCCTGAACGAAGACACAAACATCTTTGACATTGAATCAGCTAAACGTCAAAAAACCAGACTATTAAATCAAGAAAGAACAGGAACTCCTGTTGTATTATATGATGATGGACAAGGTGTAAAACATGAGTTTTCAGATAGACTACCAATTACAAATTTTCCATTAAAGAATTCAGATCAGAAAGATGCTCCTGTAGTTATATATGAGTTTCCTGTAGACACTCCCCCATATGGACTTTATGTTGCAGGGATTGACCCCTACAGACAAGGTAAGTCTGCATATTCTACATCGTTAGGATCTGTGTACATATATAAACGTATGCATGCCATAGCTGGAGAGAAATACCAGGATATGTTTGTAGCTAGTTATTGTGCACGTCCTGACAAAAAAGAAACATGGGAAGAACAGGCACGACTATTGATTAAGTATTATAATGCTAGAGCTCTATGTGAGAATGATGAGATTTCCTTTATAGATTATATGATTTCCAAAGGAGATGCGCATTATTTAGAACGTCAACCAGACTGGTTAAAAGAAATAGTTCCCAATACAACAGTTAGACGTGACTATGGTATACATAGATCTGCTGAGAAAATACGAGACTTCCTACATGGATGTCTTAAGAAATATACAGAAGAGGCAATACACGTAGAGAAAGATGATGATGGAAATATTATCTCTGAAACAAAAGGTATGTCAAAGATATTTGATCCTGTGCTCCTTGAAGAAATGATACAGTATAATGAGGATGGTAACTTTGATAGAATCATTGCTGCAGAATTAGCTGTGGCATTAGCCATGAAGTTAGATCCTATCATGGGAAGAACTGGTGGGAAAGAAGATGGAAGAATTACATCACTATATAAAACAAAGAAGAAAAACTCTTTGTTTGCAGAATCTAGTGGAATGTTTAATAATAAAAAACGTAAATTGTTTACATAATGGCAATAATTAGATATACCAAAGATGCTACAATACGCTATGCGTATTTAAACATCTTTCCAGATCAGTTCAAAACTGAAAAAGAAAAGCAAGATGAAAGTTGGATTAAAAATACAATGGACTATTTTGCTAACAAAGCATATGCTGAATATGTGAAGAACAGGGACACCTTTGTAAAGAACTATGATCTTATGAAAGGTATTCTGAGAATGGAAGACTTCTATCAAGAACCACATGTGAAAAGTTTTACAGACATGTTAGAAGCTGATCTTCAACTTCCTGCATATGTAAAACACTATTCTATTGTCACCACTCCTGTAAATGAATTGGTTGGAGAAATAAGCAAACGTCCTGATACTTACAGAGGTAAGGCATTTTATGATGACAGCCAAGCTGAAAAATTACAATTCAAAAAAGATATTTTTTAAGAGTACATAATAAATAAAATTAAAAAAGGAATTTACGAAAAGGCTGCAAAGCAA